CCGTTCCCCATGAACCAACGTTCCAGGTATTAGTTGACCAGCCTGCCATAGGATTTTAACTCCTATGAATTAACCAGAGATTCTTAAAATCGCTGCTGTAGATGTTGGGGCTGGGAACTGAATAGTGAATACGCCTGATGTCGCTGTTTTATCTCCTCCAAAATCTAAAGCTGCAACAGCTGCATTAGTTGCAGTTGCTGAAGTATTATAGATTAAAGCTCCTCTAGCAGTTAACGTTACACCAGTAAAAGATCTGTCTGCAAAGTCAACTCTTGCGACACCAGCTGAAATAGAAGTTCCATTGTTAACAAGTAGTCCGCCACCAGAAGTGTATTGACCACTGTTAGGAACTTGGTTCCCAGTTGTGAAAGAAGTTGTTGCTGAGTTTAGAGTAGCTGAAGAAGTATAAAGAGCGATCTTAAACTTATCTTGTCCCGAACTAAAGTTATGCTGACCTTCCAATAATTCTTTTTTGAAAGAGTTAGCAATTGCCTGTGTTATAGCCATAGTAGTTTATCTCCTTATATTTATTTACCACCGATACGAGGAACACCAGATTGATATTCGTCGCGTCTTCGTCTTCCCATTTGTTCTATCGAGAAGCCTTCTACCACTTGTTTATACTTTCCTTCGTATAATTGCAAGAGATCATTTGGCCCTTTCAAGAATGAAAATGCTTCAACTAAGCATGCATATAGTAAGCCATTGGGAAAATTCTGACTAATATATGTTTGTGTATTTGTACTTGATAATGTCTCTGGTTTCAAGATATAATTTAATTGAATTGTGTAAGTAGCGTTTGGTGTTGGAGCTAATACTATTGTATCGTTATCCCACCAGCTATAATATTTTGGAACCCCCTGAGCGTTGGTTGGATTAAATTCAGACATAAAACTTGAATCTCTCCATTGTAAAAATTCTCTATTATCAGCAGCACCCACACCGTCAGAATCTACAATTTGAGCTGATCTAATAATCATGGTATCAGCAGGTGTATCAATAAATCTTGTTCCTGAAACTACTTGAGCAGTTACATATTTTTTATTTGCATCAACATCTATATCTCTCATTATTCTTAACTCTGCATCTCTAATAAGATCATTTACAATAGAATCAGTTAAGACAGTGCTTGACACCTCTGTATAATCTCTAATCTTTTGTACTAATTCAGCATACGTCATGATATTGTTATTGTAACCTCCCCTAAAGTAGCTTGTGCTTGTCTAGCTGTATTTATAGCTGACCCATCATCAGGCACCATGCTATTTGTATTTGTACTAAAAGAAAATGGGGCTGGCAAGGTTAAATCTACAGCGATACCTCCACCACCTCCAGAGGCAAGTGTAAAAGTTTGTGGTCTTGCATTTCTTAAACCTTGTCCATCTGCAGTAGTTGGCTTTGGATCTAGTTGTGGATGTTTTGCTTCAAACTCTGATACATGCACTCTTGATCCATTCCATTCTATAACCATTTCTGAATACGGAAATGCTTGACCAGAACGGTCAGATATAAACTGTGCGTATTTTCCTTTAGATAAATTAGACATTTGGATAATAAGTTTTTGGTGTTATAAAAGAACTTGAAGGTGAACCATCTTCTTCTAATGCTCTTTTTAATTCATCTTCATAAAGTAATTTTAATTGTTGAACAAGTTGTGGATTAAATTTTTGTGATAAATAATATGCAAGTCCAGCTACCATACAAGGTACAAATCTATATGGTACATCTGCTTCATTAGTATAGGCTCCTGCATCTTGTATTCTTTTTACATAATAATAATTTAAAAAATTTCCTGCTTCAGAAGAACCTGGGGTTAAGTATAAAGTAATAGTTACTTTATCAATAAATCTTTGAACAAAATATTGTGTAGGAGTTCCTGTATTTGTTTTGTTTGAAAGACCTTGATATGCAGATCTATTTATTTTTGTTAGTGGAAAGTCCGTTGAAGAAGAATTTCTATACACAGCTTCTAGTACATCATCAACACCATATACTGCTGTTGCATCTGAAGTTCCATCAGATGTTGATCTAAACATTGTGTACTCTGCTTTACCTGCAACTAAAGTAATATTATTATTTGCAACTTCCCAATAATGCAAACCTCTATTAGCCCATTCTTGAAACATTATATTTAAAGAACGTCTAGCTGTTTTTATATCATTACCTGAATAATCAAATCGTCCCAATCTTTCATAAGCTTCAGTGATTATATCATCGATAGAAAAATTTTTTTCAAATACTACAGTTCCAGAACTAGCCATTAAGTATTACTTCCTCCACTGTGAAAAACAGTACAGCTTGTTATTTGTTCTGTTGTAAATCCAACATGAACATCATTTTTAAATAATATACCATCACCTGGCACATCTATTTGATAAGAATCTGCAGCAGCAGGACTTTTAATTTTTATTTTAATAGTTCCTGTTGCGCCACCATCTCTAACAACTAGATCTCCAGACGTTGCTGTATTTGTAAAATATATTCCATAAACTCTAGTTCTACCACTTTGAATAGTAGTAGCTTCAGCTTCTGTAAATGTGCTGACTACATCAACCATAATTTATCTCCTTATCCTGCAGATAAGCCTGGACCTGAATACTTATCAGTTAATAAAGTATATGCTGCAACATTTGTTTTAGTTTTACAAAAAACTCCTTTTGGAAATAAAATTCCGTCTTCTGGAAAAGATATATTAATTACATCTCCAGTTGGAACATCAAGAATAAGTAATGTTGTTCCAGTATTAGAAGTAGTTGTAAGTTCTAAAACACCTGCACCACCACCATCAGAAGCAACTATAATTCCTCTTAGTCTGATAGGTTGTGCAATAATCGCAGAAGCACCTGCTGCTGCAGTAGATCTCGTAGCTTGTATGTCACCTTTTGATGCCATTTATTTTTCTCCTTAAATTTATGTGGGCCCGAAGGCCCACGCTAAATTGTTATTATGCTAGGTCTAATGTTTCTGTAAAAGTAAATCCAACAAAGGTTACTGTTATAGAAGCTGCTGATAAACCTGGATCAGCCATTGTCACTCTGATTTCATCAGGTGTTAATGGAATTCCTGCAGTAGTTCCTGAACCACCAGATCCTACACCTGCAACACCGTTGCAAGCAAAGATTTGAGAAGTAACTGCACTTGTTGCAAGAACTGCACCATCTACATATGCGTTAGGGTCACCAGCTGTTCCAACATCTGTAATATTTCCACCTGATGTTGTGATTGAATTATTTCTAATCACACAAAACATTGGAATAAAGTTTGATGGAAAACCAATAGCCGCTTCATCACCTGTAGTAGCACCGTTAGCAACTGTTACAGTTGCTTGGTAAGTTTTCATAACTAAACCAGTTGTTGCAATACTGTTAAGAAGTAAAGCACCTGCTTCTTTTGAAGCATCAGCTGTTACTGAGTTACCACCTGTTGCAGAATGTAAATCTGCATGTTTAGTAACTACACCAGTTGTACTGTTTTTAGTTATTGATTCAAAACCATTCTCCGATCGGACTGGTCCTGTAAACGTAGTATTTGCCATAATTATATCCTCCTAATTTCCGAACATAGTCTTTAGGCCGTCGACTATACGCGTCTATGTTCTGATTTTAATTGTATAGTAATTATTTTATATACTAGATTTTAATAGAGTGCAAGAGAGCCTGTAATGTGGAGTGGATTTTTTCCAACGATGTAGCTTTTTATTAAGTAGCTACTGAAACTTCTGGAGCCGAACCT